GTGGATCTTGGATCCATTGGTTTGTGTGCGCTTTTGTATACCACAGCATGTAGCCAAGCGTCTGTGGGTTTTTTCTTAAAGAATCCACTACCGCAATCAAATCCTGCCACAGCAAGACAGTGTATTAGGCTGATCATGGTCCAGTTGTAATAACAGTAGTCGTATTGATCGTAGGCCTGTACGTTGAATTCAAGATTGGTAGACTGCGGTACAATGACAGTCAGCATACCACCGTCGCTCATAGCAGACCACCAGTTTGACAATGTGGCCACAGGATTGATTGCATACTGAAAAGCATCGTGGCACCACACCACATCATACTTTTTCTTCTGCGGCGGAAACGGCTGCTCAAAATCTTTAGAAATGTAGCGTATGTTCTTGTACTTGCGAGTCATGCCTAAATCTTCAGCGTGATCCACACCCACACATCTGATGTTGAGTGGTCTAGCAGACTCATCTCTAGTGGTTCTTGTAGCCCACCATTCTAGGTCGTGGCCAGCTCCGCAGCCCATGTCAATGACCGTGGTAATACTTTGCATAAAGTCATCGTACTCGTACAAGCAGTTGAGAGTTTCGAGGCTGTGTTGATGACTGAGTTCAGGACTACTAAATTGTGTCATACCTGTACGTCTTCCATACCTGCTGTTCTTAATTTAACAATGTGTCCTGACATCCATTGCTTGCTTTCTAAGCCTTTCATGATGCCCAGCCACTTGTTGCGTAGTAGTGCTACTTCGTTAATGATGGTTTCAAAGTCAATGACTTCATCTTCGCCATCCACATATTTTTCAGCATCTCTACTGGTCAAGGCACGGGCATACCCTTCTAGGTATTTTTGAAAATGTCTGCGACGAATTTTACGCAATTGTATGTGTAAAAAATTAAGTACTGCTTCGATTTCCTGTAGTTGATTAAAACGATGTTCAGTAACACCCGGCAGCTCTTTGATGTTGGACTCAACATATCCGCCAATACGAACATCTCGTTTGGCATCTGCCAGCTCATTTTCATAATACGAAATGAAGTCAGGTATTTCTGCTAAGTTAGCTACTATACGATTATACCACATTTTTCATCTTTTCATTAAGCCAAGGAAACGACTGTTGCCAGTTTAAACCGCGCCTGGAGTCGATGTTATTTAATATATCTATCAACTCTTTTTGTCGTGCTGTGTTGTCTTGCGAATTTTCTTTTATTTTACTAACTATACCTTTAAAAGTATCAACTGTTTGTTTTTCGTCCCAGGTATTAGTTGGCATCAAGGTCAATGTACGATTGATTGCGTCTTCGAAGACTCCGTAATCAAATAGCGCAGGACTAAAAGGACTATCGTTGTTGGGCAAAACCAAATGCATATACCAGAAAATTTCTTGCCAGGTATTCCATTCTTGAAATTTATCAGCCAGTTCTGGTAATTCATTGATTGTAAGAGAACACACAGTCGAAAGCAATCCTATACGGAAAACTTTATATTCTGTTAATATTTTAAGATTTCTTTCAAAGATTTCTCTATTAAATCCGTGCCTTACATATTCTTGACCAGGACCCCAGGAGTCAATACTAACCAAAATGTCGACTCTTTTAACATGACTGTTGATGTGCAAATTTTGTAGCGAATCGCAAATATTTCTCAGTCGTTCTTCTGTAACATGTAAATTTGTTACGACATTGAATTCCAACGAAGGATTTGGATTTTGTTGGTAGTATTTTAGTAATTCAAAAAAATCTTTTTGTATAAAAGGTTCGCCACCCAGTATATTCAATCGTTGGAGATCGTGCCCGTGCAGCCTGAACCATTTCCAAAAAGCAGGTGCATAATTTTTATATGTATTGTCTAGTGGTTTGTGTCCAACTTTGATAATAGGAGATCCAAATTTTTGTTCTTCAGCTTGTATCTGAGAGCTCAAACTGGATTTACAATAAACACATTTAAAGTTGCATACATTTGAAAAGAAAACTTCAAGTACACTAGGCTGCACATTTATTGCAGTAGAATCTCGATCTAGTACATCGGGATAAACGTCGGGAATATTGTTTTGAAATTGACGATCGCTTTGTCCACCAGCTGATTCAATATCTTGGCAGTATTCGCAACCGTTTCCAGGCCATTTCCCATCAAGCATGAGTTTTCTAGCTTCTAACTTGGCTGGAGTATTATGAAAATTATCAAAATCCTCTAGCGTTAATGTTGAAACGCTTGCCCTGTGACAACTGCCAGTAGTGCCAGTATTAAGATATAACGAACTCCAAGCCCATTTAAGTCTACAAGCAGTTTGTGTGTTAATAGGAAAATATTTCGAGGTCAATAGTCCTCATCCTCAGGATCGTCATAATCATCGTAGTCCTCATCCTCATTTTCTTCTGTATCATCAGCATGGTCGTCTAGGTAAGCCTGTAGTGCTTTTTTTACTTCAGGATCTCCCCTAAAGGAATCACGAATCTCATCTGCGTCAAAATTACTATCTACTAACAGATTAACTAATGCATCTGCAGCTTCAACTCGATCCATAGAACCAATGTAACGTTTGAGTTCTTCCCATACTGCTGCTGCTAAATCTACTGACATTTATACATCTCCTTCTGCGTCAACGTCAGGTGTACTTACCTCGGCCGGTGTCTTGGAAAAATCTTGCATGACCCGGTCCAGGCAACCGTCTTCGTTGCTTTCCCAGGCCTTGCGAAACTGTTTGATAACTTCGCCATCAGTTGTGGTAAAGGCCAATCTATTGCCGTCTTTCTTTAGTAAGCCACGTTTTTCGGCCAGATCAACCAGACCTGAATATGGATTCATGCCTGTCTCGTACGGGATCTTGACCTGGACGCCTTCAAAAGGTTTGGCATAGCGAGTCTTCATAACCTTGCAAGAGGCTCGAATACCCATGACATCAGAGATCTTGTTACCATCCTCGTCCTCTTTCAACTTGAGCTTTTTCATGGCAATAACAATACTTGACGCATAGATAAAGCCTTGTCCACCTGAGATTTTGTCATCAGGGTCAAACATGTCTTGGCTAGCGTATGTATGATTAGTACACACCATGCCCACGTTGTAATTACCAAACATGTTGACACAGTTGCGAACCAGGGCTGTGAGTGCTTTGGGTTTGCGACCCAAGTCACCTTTCATTTCGCCTGCTTCGAATTGGTTAACGTCTGTGGGAGTCAACAACATACCCAGCGAGTCAATAACAAACAGGACCTTGGGACGTTCTCCATCTGGCAAGGACTTGTATTCGCTCATAAATGTGGCAATAGTCTTGGCCACGTCGTCAATCATGGACATTGATAACTTGAGAAGTTTTTCTGGACTGGTATCTACTCCCAAAGCCTTCATCCACGATTCATCTAGAGCATTTTCGCTGTCGACTAACACAACAAAGATACCTTGTTCTTGTGCGTTCTTAATAATGTTACCGCTGCAGAAATAACTTTTACCTGCGCCAGACTCGCCGGCAAACACAGTTACTTTACCCAGCGGTACACCTTTGTTAAAGTCACCCGAAATGAGATAGTTTAGGGCATAATTGCCAGTTGAGATCCAATCTGTTGGATCGTTAAACCCGATACTGAGACCGTCAATGCTTTTTGTAATTTCTTTTCGAAACTTTGATACGTCAAATGGTTTTGCCATAATAATGCCTTTTAAAATGATATTCTTGCTCGACAATTGCTGCGAGAATTTTTATATAACACAGTTCTATAATGCTGTAAATTTTTTTCTAAGTCAACGACATTTGCTATCGGTATTTGAGTACTGATCGGATTGATATTTCTGTCTTGACACCAAGACAAAAATTCTGGACTATAAGCAATTGTTTCTGGTCTCCCAAGGCTGACTTGAAAGGCCCATTCGAGTGTTTCGTAATTATAATGATCTTCACACTCTAAATTGCTGTCAAAATATTGCCATTTGTTATAGCATTGTCGTCCAACGTAAGTGTACCCAAAACTAAAATTTACTCGACGATTATCGCTAATCATATTGTTCACATATGGATTATTAAACACTTGCCATTTTTCGTCTGCTTTAAATTCTATGTTATTGTTAAAAAACGATTCAAGTCGATGAACTGTTAGATTAACTTCTTCGTATGGAAAGATGTAACCTAACTTGATCATAGCTTCGGCTAATTTAATTTTTCTTATGTGATCTGGATAAGCATCGTGTAACACATTACCTAATTTAGACTGGGCAACATTTTCAGACCATCTCAATTGATCAATATCAACAACATGTTTCTGAGAAAATACCCATTGCTCGTGCTGTTTGTTTAAAAACCTTTGATCGAAATAATCAACAACATTGTCGCACTGAGGAAAATTTTTACCGTAAAGCAAAAATAAAACTTCGTTAGTTTTTCCGAGCGACCAGTTTATTTCATTTAGCAATCGATCGCAATTGTGATAAACGCACTGGTCGTCTGAAAAACTATTACAATTTTCTTTGTTGGCTTTTTCAACAAAGAACTCAAACAACTCGTGGTTTTCTACAACTTCAAACGGGATAAAGTCGTTGCTATCAAATACCAATGAAAATTTCATAAAGAGTATAAAATTGGGCACTAAGTGCCCAATTTTCCTTGGTCGTTACTGTGCTTGTCTTGCTCGAATCATAGCCAAGATGTCTTGAGCATTTTGTCCACCGGCTGGTTTAGCTTGAACTGGTGCTGATGCTGCTGCTACTGCAGGAGCATCTGGCTCAAATGGAACATCGTCGTCAACTGGTGCAGCGGATTTAGCTACTGCTGCAACCGCCGATGCTGAGGATTCAGTCGATGATCCTGCTGGTGCCTGAACCCCGGCTGGGCGGAAGTACTGACCCCAACGCTCTGTGTCGTAAGGTTGACCATCCACTGACGCTTCAAACATTTCCTTCATAACCCGGAGCTCAACATCTGTTGGCTTCTTTGGCAAGAAGCTTGACAAGTCAAACAAACCATACTGCTCAACTGCTGCTTGTTCAGCTTCAGTTAAGGCTGATTCCTTGCGTGACCACTTTGATGTGTTGTAGTCGGCATATCCGCCCTTGCTGGTTTTAGCAATACGGAAGTCCAAACCACGCAACATGTCTGTTGGCAATTCCTCAAGTTCAGGATCCATTAAGGCCGACTTGATGGTTGCAAAGATTTGTGGGCCGATAATGAATCGACGGATTGGGTTTTCTGGATTCTTATCTTCGGAGATTGGGTTTTCACGTACAAAGCCTTGGAACACGTATGAACGCTTTTTCCAGTACTTACGACCCATTTCTTCAAGGCTCTTGTCCTTGAACCAGGTACGAACTTCTGCAAGAATTGGGCACGACTCGCCCCACATTTCCACGCATGGTACTTGTACTTGTACTTGTTTGGTATCCATTTCACCTTTGATTCCGTTGAATGGTAAACGAATCATTGCTCGTTCTACCCAGAAAAATGTGTTTTTGGTATTTGCGTCTGGAAGGAAACGCAACAATGCGGAACTACCTTCTTCCATGTTCCAGTGCGGATAAATTGCGTTATCGCCACCACCGGATGATTGACCACCTTTGTTTGATTCTGCTGCCTGGAGTCTTGCTCTGATTTCTGCTAATGATGCCATGATAAGTTGCCTTTTTAAGTTGATTTAAGATGTATATACAAACGTATAACAACACTGATTATACGTGAAAGTATTTATCAACGCAACACTAAAAGGCAATTTTATTTGAGCAGTTGTGCCAATCGCAAAATGCGCTCAACGCTTTCGCTGCTCATGTTGCTGCGCTTGGACATCATGAATCCATCTGTGTCTATATCTTCAGCTTGCATTGGTTCTTCCGCAGGTGGTGTTGCCGCAGCAGCAGGATCAGCAGGTGCGGGCACTTCGTTGGCTGGGACTTCGATGTTGATGCCCAGTTCGGCCAGGCGTGCTTGTATCAGGGGTCTAGCATCGGCGTTGGCATCTTGGGCAGCCAACTCGGCCAGCTGATCAAACAGCTCGTCATCGCCAAACACACTATACAGTTGCTCTGTGGCATTGGTTGCATCTGGTCCCACCGGCAACTCTTGTGCTAGTAGTTGTTTGAGCTGTTTTTCAGCTTCGGGTGTGTCAGGCGTTGACCAAGTACCTTCTGCCACAGTCTTGGCCCAAGATTCAAATTCGGCAATTTCTTTCATGCTGTTGTCCTTACGTGCTGATAGTCGAGCTAAAACCGGAATGGCTTCTTCGATTCTAGCATCCAAACTTTGTTCAATAAACATGTTTCTGATGTCTTCTGCTACCGATTCAGCATTGGTGATTTCGGCTGGGTCAAATATTTGTAATTCTTGAAGATATCCACGTTGGCTGATTATGCGTTTGGCTTTGGCTTTGAGATCTTGATAGTGACGCACAGCAGATTCTGCTAGGTCAGCAGCTTCGCCATCAAACTGTTTGTTGCGCGAAGCCCGAACAAACTTATTCAAGATGTTCATTTCTTTGACGATTTCGCAGATGTGCTGACCAAAAGCATCATACGGTGTGCCGCCTTCGGCAATGTGTCGTGCCATGGCACGTCCACCAATTAAGTTGGTAAATGGCAGCTTGAATCGTTGATCGTCACCAGTTTCTACAAACAGGCTTTCCACATAACGGAAACGAGCATCATCTTCGCCCAAGGTGCGATTGTGTTTGATTACCAAGCGTGTCTGCTTGGGTTGATCGCTGTAGCTGACTTTTCGGTTACCGTAATAGCCTTCAAACAGGCCTTCCTTGATGGCAGCCATACCTTGCATGGTATACTTTAACCGATTAAGGTTTTCAATCTCAAAATTCATTAGGTTGTTGCGCACACTAAACTGCTTGATTTGATTTAGGAATTCATACCAGTCACTTTTGTCATCGCTTTCCATGGTACGACCAAGATTGTCACCAAAGAATATCTTGAGATTTCTATCTTGTCCTATTAAGATTACCACTGTGCCGTAGTTTTTGTTTGGTGTTTTCCAGTCAAACGTAAACATGTCGGCTTCTGCAGGATCTGTTACATCCTTGCCTAAGGCATCTTTTAACTCAGGGTCAAGGTCCCTGGTCACTAGTAGGTCGTATAATTGGTTTTGTGCTGAGTTTTCCATCTTGTATTTATATTACATAGTCATAACAAACGGCAATGGTTCTATAATGTTGTCTTGGTGATCGCGCATTTGTGTGTCAAGATCGCTGTGATAGCTTTGTAATACTTGTAGCATACGAGTCACTAGGATAGTGGCCATGATTAAGTCGTCAGTTTCGCCGGGTTTGGCAGCATATCCGACTCCGTGTGCCACAAAGCTTTTGAGTTCGGTTACAAGACTAGGACTGGAAATGGTCATTCTGTTGCTTTCGATCAGGTGCTTTAGCTTGGCACAGGCTGCTAATTTGGGCTTGTTTGATGTGTTAAATCCCTTGCGGTTTTTTCCGCTTTCGCTGAGGAAATAACCTTGTATGTTTTCTTCGCCGTATTCATTGATGCTGATTAGGGCAGCTTCGCCGATTGAATTGTTTTCTACTGAATAGTAAATGCTTTTGGGATCACGGACTGCATCGTTTACGTGTCTAATAATGTCAGCCAGGATACGGATCTGTGTGGGTATGTCTGTGCGGTTGTGACGCCATTCTGCTACCTGTTCAGTAGTGTTGGCTTCAAACACCTGTATGGCAGCTGGATCGCCGCCAGTGCCTAAACTGGGATCTAGTCCTACAACGTATATACGGTCGGGTTGTGGCCGTTTGTACCAGCGTACTTCACCAGTTTTGTACAAGGGATCACGGCCCTGTAAGTCGATCAGTTTGGCCGGAGCAATAAGCGTTTCATCTGCAATCAAGAACTCGCAGTCCATTTCTCTGCGGAAACGATCTACACCCAGGGCGGCACGTTGTTGCTGTGCCCAAGATTCATCGCGATCGGGATGTTCGTTCCAAAAACTACGATAAGCTTTGAATCCGTTTTGTCCTACCAAGGTAGGGTTGCCGTATTCATCTTCGCACTTGTTGGCGCCTTTCCACAACAACGCAAACTGGTCTTCGTCTGAGTTTGGGGTTGATGTAATGATGGCCTTACCACCAGTTGCCAAGGTAGGTGAGATTGAAGTCCAGAACTCAGTGGCAATAGTGGGACGCACAAATGCAAATTCGTCAGCATACAAGAGCGAGATACTCATACCTCGGCCGGTGTTTTCAGTTGTGGTAGCTGAAACTATACGACTGCCGTTATCAAACTCTATGCTGCCCTTGTTGTAGTTTGTGGCACCGGCACGAATATGATCTGGCACACTTTCATAAGCATATCGAATACGCTGCATAATTTCTTGCGAGCCGGTATACTTGTGGGCAGCAACAAGGATAGTAGAATCTGGCACAAACATAGCATACCATAACAGATAACCAGCTGCTGATGTTGACTTACCAGTCTGTCTCGGCATCATGGAGATGCTGTAACGGTAGTTGTGGTAAACATCAATCAGGCGTTTCTGGTACTCGTACGGATGATACAGCATGCGTCCTCGAGTAGGGTGCTGTATGTAAAAGAAGTTGTCTAAGAAATATTGCGGTCCCGTCACAGGATCAGCACACGCAACAAATTCATCAATCTGTTGCTGTGTGTAATTGACTTTTGAGTAAGGAGTCTTGACTAGTGCCGGTTCTGTGTTGGCCATATGTTATTTAACATCGACACTGCGACGGCGGCGGCATACAAAAATGTAGTAGTGTTCTTGTACTCGTCCACGCTCATCGGTGTAATCAAGTGGGAATGTGTAGTCAAACCATTGTATATCAAATCCAGTGCGCTGTAGTAACTGCAACCACATGGTGCGGTCCAGTATGCTGTAGTGGTTGCGATTTTCTTCGTGTTTGATTTGGCAGTTAGGTGCAGGAACTTCTAGGTACAAGTGCCCGTTGTTTTTCAACGCACGGTTGTATTCCAGCAAGGTTATGTAAGGGAATGGCGAATGTTCCAAGCTGTGACGCGAGAACAGCAAATCCACTGATTCGTCACGGTCGGCCAAAAAGTTCATGTCACCTTGTACTACTGTGTGTCCGTTTTGTCGTGCTAGATCAGCGTCTTCGCGATTTAGTGTAATACCTGTGGTATTGGTATATTCGCGGGTTTTCATTTCGTCCAAGAAATAACCAGCACCACAGCCCAGGTCGATAATGCGGGCTGTTTTGGGCAAGTTTAAGGGATCAATAAAACGTTCAACAACGTCAGCTGTAATGGTCTTGTGGAACGGGCTGTGTCCTTCGCTGTAGATTTGGGACAGCACATGATCGTAATAAAATTTGAGCTTGAGATTATTGTTCATAGCTCTATTTAACTGGTATTAGTGGAACTGTTAAATTAGAATGATACCTGCGATGGATCCGGTATGGCCATTATCTGGGATAACCTTTGAATGCCTTAACAGGACTTTTTGTATCTACAAATGCAGGTTCGTTGCTGTCTGCAGTAGATACTAATCGTTTGCCGCCTGGTGTCCCAGTCATTTCCAAAGCACGATCAATCAATTGTGCAATGTGCGGACTACTCCCTACAACAACAGCATGTTCGCCAAAAGCAGTTTCAGCAGACCATTCAGGTTTGTAAGGATCAATACCGTCGTTTTCGCTGCTGAGTTCGCTGGCATAGTCGCTTCTGGCACGTGCCATTGCCACGCCCATACGATAGTTTCCGTAAGGGTCAGCAGCACTCAAACCCGGGATCACGTAAGTGTAACGCATGGGTCCTTTGCTTTCGTCAGGTAACTCTCGTTGTTCGCGAATGAATTCTCTGGCTCTCATCTGGGATAACCTCGGAATGCTTTAACCGGACTGACCCGGTTGACTTCTGACATTTCTTCGCTGTTCATGTCACCACCGTTGAGATCTGTATAATCAGCACCAATGGCCCGGTACGCCATTTTCAACATGGCCTGTTCTTCTGGGGTATATGGATGAGTGCTTTTGTTTTTGCCTATCCACGACTTGGCGTCGATTTCAGGTACAAACGTACCATCTGTAGACGCCACTGCTTGACCCAGGCGATTTAATACATAATCAGCATTCCAGCGTTCAGAATCACTGTAGATATTTAGACCGCGAGTGGCTGACTGCAGCCTGCGGGAAATTTTAGCATCTGCTGTTTCAGTTATCTTAGCAGAAACAAATTCTCTGGCTCGCATTAGCTGACGCCGTTGACTCCGGCTCTGGCCGAAGATGCTGTGCCCAATTCCTGAACAGTGGCATTACCGCCCACAATGGTCAAAAAGTTGCCTACTCCTACATAGGTTTCCACAACCATTCCAGAACCGACATTTACAGCGTTGCTGTAGATTGTGTCAGAAGTGATGGCGCCTGTGGTCAGGTTGGCCACATTTACATTGTAGGTTACTACGTTGCTGCCAGTTACAATAGACACCTTGTCAGTGTACATTTGTACGTTGGAGATTGCTCCTTGGTAGACGTTTGCTTGACTTGCCATTTTTGTTCCTTTAAATTACCACGCCCGACATGACCAATAACGGGCCTTCCATCTGGGGCCGGGATTGTCGCAGTTGTGTCTAGCTCTAAAACTTTTCCTACGTGCAGGATTTGATTTTTTAATACGCATGTTGGGGTCGCCAAAGTTCACTTTGACCACATTGCCCTTGGGACCACGCACATACACTTTGGATTTTTTTACATCGCCCGACATGGGCTTGCCCAGTTTGACTTCACGACCTTGATATTCTGCTTCGTCAACTGCACCAGCAACACTGCTGGTAGCTTGACCCTGCAGGTCTTCGGCATCTTGACCTTGTGCATTTACAGGATCAACACCATCTTCTTCCATGGGACCAACAGCAGCATCATCCGCTGCTTTGGCTGCTAGTGGGTCGTTGTGATCTGCATCTGTTTCAGGTTGGTAAGGAGCAGTTTCTGTTAAACCAGCACGGCTGCGAATAAGATTCAACTCTTGGCTTTCGCTAAAGTGTCGCTTGTGGGCTGCTTGACCTTGATGATATGCCTTGTCTGCAGGGCTTCCCGGATTATAAGGACTCTTTGTAATGCCTCTTGCTGCATCACCATAACCCTTATCGTGTGCTGGTTTAAGTTCTTCACGATCAATTTCAAAAGCCTCGCCCATGGTATAACCCATGCCTGGACTGGAACCTACAGCACCATAGCGACGAATAGTTTCCAACTGAAAGCCGTATTCTTCCAACAAAGCCAGCAGTCGTTCGTCACCTTCGATCACAATGCCATCTTCGACCACATCAACCACGTGCGATTCAATCAGGCATTCTTCGCGAATGTTGATGGCAAATGTGTCCCCAACAACTGGAGACACAGATTCAGCGATGTAGTCTGTGAGCTTTTTCATATTAGATCTTCTTGTACAAGTTCCACAAGCGTGACTCTGCTTGTTCTTTGACTCGTTCAGCTTCGGCCATTACACCTTGGCGGCTGTCTTGACGGTTCACAACTGCACCAGTTGTTTGACCAGTTGTTTTAGGACCGTTCAATCCACCTGACAGTGTCTGTGTCATGTAATCAGCATCTGTGTAGACTTCGTCTGGACTGTTGGCTAATTCTTCTTCCACTTGCTCTGCACCGCAAGCACCAGCTTCGTGGATGCCGTGGCAACTTTCGCATGTTCTACTGTAGCCTTCGCTGGAGAACAAGCCGGCCATCTTCAACATATCGCCCAGTGCGTCTGCGTCAGAATCTGTGGCATTAACGCTGATGCTCTTTTTACCTGTGTCGTCTGTACTGACGTTGACACTCATGCCTTCGTTTAAGATTGAACCCAACTTCTTTTCAAAGCTTTCAGCAACTTGTCCTTCGTAGACACCTTCTTTTGTCAGGCGATCAATTGCTTTGTTGATACCAGAATTACGCTTTAAAACTTGCTTTTGAGCTTTGTCTGTTTCGCCACTATCACCGGCTGCCGCACCGCTTGCACCCGCAAGCGCACCTTTAACCATATCGACTTTAGATTTCTTGACATATGAGCCCAATGTAGATTTGTCTAATTCGTCCAATTGTCCTTCGTATACGCCTTTACCAAACTGCATGCCGTTCTTTGACTTAGGAGCAGCACCGCCTGCAGCAGGTGCAACCGAACCTGACACAGTGGTTTCTTCTACTTCTTTTTTCTTGTCTTTCTTGTCATCGTACTCAATGTCTTTGGTAACCTTCTTGCCAGCCTTTTCGGCCTTGGCATCGTCTCGACCTTTGTGCTTCATGTC